AAAGTCAGCTGCAAAATGTGTCTTCTTAGAACCACCATAAATTTGTTTTAAATTATGTTCAAAATAAGATATATTTAAATTAAATTAATTAATTAAATATGTTGAGGAATTGACTAGACTTTTTAATTCTGTGAGGTTGTGTTAAATATAATATATGAATATGATAAGTCTATATGAATTGTAAACTAGATTTAATTTAAATAGTATGTTGTAAATATACAACACTTTACAAATCTTTACAAGCTTTACTAGTTTACATAATTCTATGTAAATCTGTAAAGTCTGTAAAGGGCATAGGCAACAGCCACCCACCCTGCCTAGCCCATATATATCTTACTCATACTAAATGAGCCAATTAGAGTGTCAACCAGTTACCTGCCGGACACAAGGACATAAAAAAAGCCCTGTCAGGTCATGACAGAGCTTGTTATAACTATATAGTTTATACTTGTGATATATGGGTGTTGAACCCCCCGGGGCTATACTTATAGTATACACCCGAATTGCACTTTTGTCAAGTAAAAAAACTACTTGACAGATTGTAAACTAGGGTGTATAATAGTATTATGGAGTTAAAAGGTGAAGTATCTATGGAAAAAAATAATTAAGTGGTTTAAAAATAATCCTGAAAAATATTATTTAGGTGGAAGGAATAGGAAATGAGTTTTTTACAGACAATAGACCCAAGTAAGCATAAGAAGCTGACGGAAAGACAAGAGAAGTTCTTGGATGTACTAGGCGGTGAAGCCAAGGGTGACTTGAGAAAGTCCATCATACTTGCTGGATATGAGGAAAGTAGTTATTATGCGGTCATTAAGTCGTTGCGTCAGCAGATTGTTGATGTTGCGAACACCATATTGGCACACTCTGCTCCTAAAGCTGCTCAAAGTCTTGTGGATGTTTTGGAGAGTGATGCTCCCATACCCCAAGTCAATGCCAAGCTACAGGCGGCACAGACAGTATTGGACAGGGTTGGTGTTTCCAAAAAGGAACATTTGAATGTCAGTCATAATGTGACGGGTGGTATTTTTTTGTTGCCGGATAAAAAGGAAACAATCATTAATGGTGAGGTTATAGAAAATGATTAAGGTATGGTTTTTATTAATCTTGATGAGTATACAGGATGGTCATCCTCTTGTTTATCGTGGTTTCATGGGATATGAAAGTGAAGAGATATGTTTAGAGAAAGCAGTTATAGCTGAAAATTTTATGTTGGAAATAGAAGCAAGAAGAGGAAACAAGGATAAGACAATTTGGATGGAGAGTCATTGTATTTCTTTTGATATATTTCCACCAAAAGCTATGCCATCCACGAATGGGAATGGAGAAGGATTTGGAGCTTAAAAGAAGAACAACTTCAACAATTCCTTTTGGATACAGAGAATCAGAAGCTGTGGAAGGTTTCCTAGAACCCATTGAAACAGAAATAAAAGCTCTAAGGGAAACAAAGGAACACATCATGAATGGTTCTCTGTCTCTGAGAGGAGCAGCAGTACAACTGGAATATTCTACGGGTAGAAGAATATCCGCACAGGGACTGAAGAAGATTGTGGACAAGGAAAGAACAAAGGGCTTACTCGATAGAAGAGAGTAATAGATATGGCAGCAGGAAGACCAAAAGGAACAACCGGTATTCCTAGGCGTTCCAGTTCAGCGACAAAGGCGAAGATACAGGCAAGAAAGGAACTGGCGGACAAGGAACGGGAGATTAAGAAGCTTGAAAGGAAACTGACAAAGCAACGAAGCAACTTTCGGGATAAGAAGAATGTTCTGGAAAAAGTGGAACTTGCCATTGACCCAAAGAAGCAGGAACAGACAATAAAGAATACAGTCATGACGAACGGAGACTTTGAAAAAGCTCCAAAGAAAGTCAGAGACTTTATAAAGGAAAACAAAGAGTCTATTGTTTTTAAACCCAATGATGGACCACAGACAGATTTCCTAGCGGCTTCGGAACAGGATGTCTTGTATGGAGGTGCGGCAGGTGGTGGAAAGTCCTATGCCATGCTCGTAGACCCACTACGATTTATGCATAGACCAATACACCGAGCATTGCTTCTGAGAAGAAGTATGCCGGAACTTCGAGAATTAATTGACAAGTCAAGAGAATTATATACAAAGGCATTTCCCGGAGCTAAATTTAGGGAAGTAGAAAAGTTATGGAAGTTTCCTTCGGGAGCTACATTAGAGTTTGGTTATCTTGATAGGGATGCGGATGTTTATCGTTATCAAGGTCAATCGTATAGTTGGATAGGAATAGATGAATTAACACAATATCCAACTGAATTTCCACTCCAGTATTTGCAATCACGATTAAGAACAACCGATTCGGCAATAAAGACTTATATCAGGTGTACGGCAAATCCGGGTGGAGTAGGTGGACATTGGGTAAAGAAAAGATATCTCGACCCAGCTCCTCCAAATGAATCCTTTGAGGGAAGTGACGGACTGACACGAAAGTTTATTCCGGCACGACTAGAGGATAATCCTTATCTTGCCGAAGACGGAAGATATGAAAAGATGTTGGAGTCCTTACCGCCAACACAACGAAAACAATTGTTGGAAGGAAACTGGAATGTTTCCGAAGGTGCGGCATTTACGGAATTTGATTCAGAGATTCATGTCATACCGCCTTTTAATATTCCGCATCATTGGATGAGAGTAAAGGGTGTTGATTATGGTTATGCGGCAGAGTCTGCGTGTCTGTGGGCTACCATAGACCCTGATGATGATACGCTTATCATTTATAGGGAACTTTATAAAAAAGGTTTGACAGGTGAAGATTTGTCAAACATGATAATAGAGTTTGAGAAAGATGACAAACGAAGCATTCAAGGTGTTCTTGATAATTCCGCATGGAACAGAACAGGAGCTGGTGGACCGACAGTTGGTGAAACATTGGTAAGGGCAGGACATAAGCTGAGACCGGCAGATAAAAACAGAATACAGGGAAAGATACAGGTACACGAAAGATTAAAGCAAGACAAGACAACAGGCAGACCAAAAATGCAATTCTTTAATACTTGTGTGAATATCATACGAGAACTGCAAAGCATACCCATTGATTTGAATAAACCGGAAGATGTGGATACAAAGGCATCCGACCATGCATATGACGCACTTCGTTATTTGATTATGTCAAGACCGCAAAGACCTTCGGCTTATAATGAAATGAAAGAGATAAAACGATTTGCACCTTCTGACCCAACCTTTGGATATTAACAGGATGCCTGTTTATAGTTTTAAAAATAAAAAGACAAATGAAGTTTATGATTTAACATTATCGTATGAGGAAATGTTAAAGTATAAAAGAAAACGGAATGTGGAATATATTCTTTCAGCACCAAAAGTATTTCGTTTAAATGATATGGGCGGCAAGGAAAGTGAATTTCGGGATTGGTGTAAACAATCACCGGATGATATTGACATAAGCAAGTCCAATAATTTTAGACAATCAAAGAATGAATACTTATATGGTGACAAGAAAGATAAATAAAAAAAAGATTAGAATTGGTTATAATGATATAACAGTTTATTTAACCAAACCAAATTTTAAAAAAGATAACTTGACAGACTGTTATGGTCAGTATCTTCAACGGGAAAACAAGATTGAGATACAACCGGACTTAAACAGGATTGAAGAAGCAAATGTTTTGCTCCATGAGATACTTCATGCAATAGCGTATACATCCGGAGAGACGCTGGATGGCGGCAGATTACATGGAGAAAATAATGAAGAGAGTGTAGTTAATAATTTTGCAAATTACTTGACACAGGTCTTTCGAGACAATAAATGGTTATTACATTATTTTGTCAATAATTTACTTGACAAAACTAAGAAATAGGTGTATAATATAGATAAGGGGAAAAATATGGCAGAAAAGGATAAAACCAAAAATAAGGAAGAACAAGAACAAAAGCAAGACGCAACCCGTCTAGCTGGTTTTGTCTATAATAAATTCGAAGGTTGTGAAAGGTCCAGAAGAAATGATGAAGAGAGATGGCTTCAGGCGTTCCACAATTACCGAGGAAAATACTATAAGAATGTTTCATTTAGAGAACATGAAAGGTCAAAAGTTTTTGTCAAAGTTACAAAAACAAAGGTTTTAGCGGCATACGGACAAATCGTAGATGTTTTGTTTTCCGCAAATAAGTTTCCCATCTCTGTAGAAGAAACCAAAGTACCCGAGGGCGTAGCAACTTATGCTCACCTCAATCCCCTAAAGGAGCAAATGGGTGACTCGCTTCAAGAGTCCGCCCCGTCTATAGAAGGTAATTTAGACTATAGACCCGGTGTCAATGGTCAATCCTCGACCCCCTTCTCAGAACAACCGGAACAATCGTCTCCACTTGGTTTCGAAGGGGATGGGAAAACTCTTAAACCCGGAGCAACATTTGGTGATTTAAGTCAGCAGAAAGACATACTTGGTTCTCTTGAAAAGGAATTTGGTGATGAAGCGATTGCTGAAGGTCCAGCTCCAATGCCGGAAATGGCACAGATTAAACCAGCTTCAAAGATTGCAAGACGCATGGAGAAACTTATCCATGATGAGATTGATGAATCAAATGGTTCACAAGAATTAAGAAGTGCAGTATTCGAAGCAGTCCTATTAGGTACGGGTGTTGTTAAAGGTCCTTTTACTTTTAATAAGACTTTACATAAATGGAAGAAATCAGAGGGTAGTGATGAAGAAAGAAGTTATCAACCTGATACAGCTAGAGTTCCACGAATTGAATTTGTTAGTTGTTGGGATTTTTATCCAGACCCAAATGCAAAAAATTTAGATGACGCTGAATATGTAATTCATAGACATAAATTAAACAGAAACCAATTACGAGATTTAGCAGAGAGACCATTTTTTAATAGAGAAGAAATTCTTGGAACATTAGAAGATGGTCCTAATTATAAAAAAAGAACTTTTGAATCACAGATAGAATTAGAAGACAGCGACTACCAAGCGGACAATGCACGATATGAAGTATTGGAATACTGGGGTGTTGTTGATAAAAAGATTTTAGAAGACTCCCAATTAAAAATTCCGGAAGACATGGATGATGCTGAGGAGTTTCAAATTAATGCGTGGGTAACTGCGGATAGAGTTTTACGAATGGTGGTAAATCCATTTAAACCATATCGTATTCCTTACCAAGCATTCCCTTACGAAAAGAATCCATACAGTTTCTTTGGTATTGGCGTACCAGAAAACATGAATGACGCACAGCAAATTATGAATGGTCATGCACGAATGGCTATTGATAACTTGGCTTTATCCGGTTCACTTGTATTTGATGTTGATGAATCAGCATTGGTTGCAGGACAGAGCATGGATATCTATCCGGGAAAAATATTTCGAAGACAAGCTGGAATGCCGGGACAGGCAATACACGGATTAAAATTTCCAAACACATCAACGGAAAACATGATGATGTTTGATAAGTTTAGACAGTTGGCGGATGAAGCAACGGGCATACCTTCCTACTCACACGGACAGACAGGTGTTCAAAGTATGACACGAACAGCTTCTGGTATGTCAATGTTGTTGAGTGCGGCAAACTTAAACATTAAAACTGTCGTAAAGAATTTAGATGATTTCTTGTTAAGACCTTTGGGTGAAGCATACTTCCAATGGAATATGCAGTTTTATCAAGGTAAGTTGAATATTGAAGGTGACTTGGAAGTTAAGGCAACTGGAACTTCTTCTCTTATGCAGAAAGAGGTAAGGTCGCAAAGACTGACAATGTTCTTGCAGAGTGTTCAGAACCCTGCTATAGCACCATTTGTAAAGATACCTGAACTAATAAAAGAACTTGCTTATACATTAGACCTTGACCCAGAAGCAATAATCAATGACCCTAATGAAGCAGAAATTTATGCAAAAATAATAGGATTACAAAATGCTAGACAACAAGGAAATCAAGCGACTACAGGTGCTGGTGGGGAAGCCGGAATGGATGTACCTCAAGGAATACCTGCTGAAGCTCCAAGAGTTGACAACTCGGGAGTTGGCAATGGCACAATCGGAACAGGCGGTGTTCCGCAGTCAGGGGAAGTGGGCTTTACTGGAACAGTTAATACACCTCCCGGAAACAATCAAATCGTATAAAAGGGAGATTTAAAAATGAGTGAAGTAACTGACCCACAAGGAAGAAAATTTGTTTGGGTTCAACGAGAAGGTGGTATATGGGTTAAAAAATATCCAACATATTTTGGAGGTTCAAAAAATTATACGAGAAGTAAAACAACAGCAGGAAAAATACAAGAGATAACTTTCAATAAGGGCGGTTATGTTGAAAAAGATAAACATGGGAAGGAACTTTAATTATGGGAAAAATTAATGATTTTGTCTGGGTAAAAAGAGATGGTACATGGGTTAAAAAATATCCTACACCAGAAATTAAAGTTAAATCAATAAATATGAATCCAGCTAAACTTATTAAACTAACATCTAAAAGACCAGTAGGTGCTAAAGGCGGTTACTTTAATAAAAAAATAAGAAAACCACAGAAGAAATAAACAGATGGCAAAGAAAAAGAAAACACTAGCGGAAAAGATTCAAAAGGAACTGGACAAGCTTGAAACTTTACATGAGAAGGAAGAAGCTATCATGGAAAGAATAAGAGATTTAGTTGAAGATGATGATTCAGATGATTTATTTGATAAGGACCTTGAACGCAATAGTTCTTTGAGTGGATAGTATATGAGTGAATGGTTTACAAAAAAGAAAGACCCACCCTTTAAACCGGGCAAGACAGTTGGTGAAACTTTTAAAAATATAGCTGAGACTTATTATGATTATGGTTATATAACTCCAAAGGTTGTTGATTTTTTTAAAAATAAGAAAAAAAAGAAAAAGAAAGTTGAATAATGGGAACTTGTAAAAATTGTGAACATGGTTGTCATTGCTCTGATGGAAGTTCTTGCACTTCTTGTGAATGCAAGGATTGTGATTGTCAGAGAGAAGAAATAGAATCTGAGTTATAAATGGCAACAAAAGATTTGTATAAAAGACAGGGAGATTTTTTAACTCCAGCTACGGATACAGTACCAACACTTACACCTTATGATGTGAATACTCCTCAAGCGGCAAGAGAAGGATTACCTCTTAGAATGTTTGACCCACTACGAGCAAGGTATAAAGAAGGTGATGTTGTTGATAAATCTACAAATGAATATAATAAAGCATTAAATATTTTTCATTTAATGGCAAGAGAAGGAAAATCACAACAGGAAATAAAAACACGAATAGGGGAAAATATGTTCAATAAAATTGTTATGAATAAACAAAATGTAAAACAGAAAATGGCAACTGGTGGTATCATTCCAACAGACCCATTGCTTGACCCTAGATTTGGTAGATACTTTGAACAACCAGAATATAGGGCGTATCAAGAAGGTGGACCTGTGTTAGAAGAAGAAGAAGGTATGGTTATACCAGAATTGCAACCAGAAGGTGCAGATGTTAATATGCAAGTAGATACTATGATGACTCCAAGTGAAGTAGAGGGTGAAGAACCTGAAATGGAAGTGGAAGCGAACATAGATACTTCCGTATTAACTTCAGATGAAGAACAAGTTTTAGAAGCGGCAATAGAAGACTATCCAGAATTAGTTGATATTATTTCTAAAATGAGTATGAAAGAATTTACCGGTGCAGGAGAAATAGATGGACCGGGAACAGAGACTTCAGATTCAATTCCGGCAATGCTATCGGATGGTGAGTTTGTCTTTACAGCTAAATCAGTTAAACAATTAGGTGTAGATAAACTTCGTAACATGATGGCAAAAGCGGAAATGGATTATGATAAGGATATGGGTGTTCAAGACATGAACAATGAACCCATGAGTGCGGCTAGAGGTGGATTAATGACTAGTCGTTACAGATAAAGTAGAGCTACCCGGGCTATCACCTAGGCACTCTACTTCGGCTACTCTTACATTATGTAAGACCCCAATAACAAGAAAGGTGATTAACAATGGTAAAAAGTAATGAGAACCCTTTATTAGGTAAAGCTACTTCTCAGGAAAGTAAAGAGCAAGAGTCAAATCCATATAATCAGAAGAAAGATTATCTTGACTATGATAAATTGGATAAGGCAAAGCAAAGTTCGTTTGCTGATGCAAACACTCTAGTGGTTAAGAAAGACCGACCAAAGGTTGTTGTAGATACAATGAGACCAATGGAAGATACTCCGACTGAACCAACAGAACCAGAAGACCAACCTTATAAAAAGGTTGACTACAAAAAAAGATATGATGACCTCAAGAAACATTATGATGGTCGGGTTACTACTTTTAAGCAAAGGGAAGATGAACTCTTGGCGGAAGTTAGGTCAAACAGACCTAAGTATAAAGCTCCAAAGAGTGCAGAAGAACTTGCGGCTTTTAAGAAAGAATATCCTGATGTTTATGGTGTGGTTGAATCAGTCTCACATCTTCACGCTTCAAAGGAATCAGAAAATTTAAAAGAGGAGATTAAGTCTCTGAAAAAAATGAATGAATCTATTTCCAGAAAAGAAGCGGAAACTCGATTATCGAGATTACATCCAGACTTTACAGAAATTCGTGAGTCGGATGAGTTTCATGGTTGGGCAGAAAGTCAACCCGAACAAATCAAAGGATGGATATATGGGAATAATGCTGATGCGACATTAGCATCTCGAGCAATTGACCTTTTCAAACAAGATACCGGCAAGTCCAGACAAAAATCAGAAGTATCCGGTGATTTAGTACCTGCGTCAGAAATGATAAAGGTAACAAATACAAAAGACATTGGATATGGAACGAAAAAAATTTGGACTCGTTCTCAGATAGCGGCTATGTCTCAATCAGAATTTGATAAAAATGAGAATGCTATTGAAGAAGCACAGCGAGAAGGGCGTGTCGTAAATGATATGTCTCGAAGCTATGGCGGTTCAGGCAATCCAACAATTTAAAAAATAAAGAAAAAGATAGAAGCTGTAATCACAAATAACTAACTTAATAACTACAAGGAGAAAGTAATGGGTACATTACAAAATGCTAGTAATGCCAATCTTTCGAACTTTGATGTAGGCACTGCCGGTCAGACCAATGAATTTTGGGTACCGGAAATATTTTCGAAGAAGATTCAAAACTACTTCAGAAAATCGTCTGTCATTGAAGCTATAACCAATACGGATTATGCTGGTGAAATTAGTTCTTTTGGCGATACTGTCAAAATTATTAAAGAACCTACTGTAACTGTTGCGGCTTATACGAGAGCGGCTTCTACTACTAAACAATACCTTGGAGACCAAGAAGTTACACTTGTTATTGATAAAGCAAACTCATTCAAGTTTATTATTGATGACATTGAGGAAAGACTTTCTCATGTAAATTGGGCTTCAGTAGGTGCATCAAGTGCTGCCTACAAACTAAAAGACACAATGGATGCTGAAGTTATCGTAGCAATGTTTGCCGGTCCTTCAACTTCTTCACCTGACCATGTAATAGGTTCTGATAGTGCTACTGCGGATTCAACTATGACTCACGCAACTAACTCTGTTGACCTAGGTTATGGTACTGGAGAAATTACTCCATTGACATTAATGGCTAGATTATCTAGACTATTAGATGATTCACAAGTTCCTGAAGAAGGTCGTTGGTTCTTAGCTGACCCACGATTCTATGAAGAACTTGCTGCTGAAGATTCTAAACTTATGACATCAGACTACAATCAAGGTGATGGTGGCGTAAGAAATGGTCTGGTTGCGGCTGGTATGATTAGAGGTTTTCAAATGTATAAAACATCTAACATTGCGGCTGTATCTAACGCAACTGGTAAATGCCTAGCTGGACATATGTCCTCTACAGCAACTGCACAGTCTATCCTTAACATTGAAACTCTTAGAGACCACGATACTTTCGGGGATATTGTAAGAGGACTTCATGTTTATGGAAGACAGGTTCTTAGAGATGACGCTGTTATAGCAGCATTTTACAAAATCGACTAATAACTAACTAAAAGGGGGCGGATTAAAGTTCGCCCCTTTATAATAATACAAATAAACAAAAAAGGAAAATACAATGCCGAAAGTAAAAGAGGGGATGAGTTATCCAGATGTTATCACACGACATCAACCAAGTGTACTCGAAGGCAACAATGTTGCAGCGACAGACCACGGGAAAGATAAATATCCTAGAGCTTATTATAAAGAAGATTTAAGAAGAGATTGTGATAAAGGTGATGTGGGAACTCCTAGAGATTCTAAACTATTTCCGGATATCCCACCGACTGTACTAAAAACTAATGGTTAAAATTAAATGGCAGCACCTTTTCGAACTTATCTGGATTTAACAAATACTATTATTAGAGAACTTAATGAAGTTGAATTAACAACTGCAAGTTTTGCTAGTAGTGCCAAAGGTATACAAAAATTAGTTAAAGACCAAATTAACAGAGCATATTTTGACATATGCAATGCGGAAGATAAGTGGAGTTTTTTAGCAACGGGAGACCCATCAGATGATTATTATGGGAATACTTCTATTGAAACAGTTTCAGGACAAAGATGGTATAATTTCAGAAGTGGAACAAGTGATGCAACAACTTGGTATTCACACATTGATTATGATAATATTACATTGACTGAAGAAGGTGTAAGCGGTAAAACAGCTCCACATGAAATTAGAAAACTTTATCCGGTATCTATTGAATACTGGAATAAACATTTTGCCATTTCAGAAGCGTCTGATAAAAGTGATACACAAAGTTATGGAATACCGGAAAGAATAATTCGTAGTCCAAAGAATGATAAGTTTGGATTATCACCTATCCCAGATGGAGTTTATAAAGTTTATTTCTTTTCATACAGTCAACCAACCGAATTAACTGCACATGGAGATACAGTTGTATTTCCAAAACAATATTCAACAGTTCTTTTAGCAAGAGCAAGATATTATATGCATCAATTTAAAGATAATATTTCACAAGCACAATTAGCAGATGCAGAATATAAAAAAGGTTTACGAACTATGAGGGAACAATTAATTGAACCTTTTCCTGATAGTATGATAGATGACAGAACAGCAATAGTTTAAGAAATGGCAGAACAAGGCGTATCAGTTGTATGCGAAGGTGGATTAGATAAGGTAGGAACAACTCATACTTTATTTCGAACTCCCGGTGTCGCAACACAATTACAGAATTTTGAATCCTCTATTCATGGTGGATATCGAAGAATAAATGGATTTGCAAAATTTGGAAGCAATCAACCAAATGGTAGTGCAGATGATGTTGAAGGAATTTTTCGATATGCAAAAGGTGTAGTAGCGTGTCAAGGTGCAAATATTTATTATAGTGTAGATGGTTCAACATGGACACAAGTTAATAAAAATACTTATATTGCCAAGACAGGAACAGTTGCAGTATCATCTGGTTCAGCAACAATAACAGGAACAAGCACAGCTTTTAGTACAGAGTTTGCTGTTGGTGATGACATAAGAGTTAATAATGAAGAATATAATGTTACTGTAATAACAAATAATACATCAATGACTGTTGATGAAAATTTTGCAGCTACAGCTTCCAGTCAAACTATTTACAAGAATGGAGCTAATGCATCACAACTAGCAAGTGCGTCAGCAGTAGCAAGAACAAGTCAAAGTAATTGTCAGTTTGCTTTATACGAAGGTGAATCACAGTATGGTGAATTATATATTACGGATGGAACAAATGAAATTGGACAATTAAAGATAACAATTTCCGGAAGTACATATACTTATGCATTCAAGGAAATTGAAGCAAGGTCTGCTCCATCTGACCCATCACTTTGTACAATTTTTTCGGAACGATTAATTGTTGCAGGACAATCAAGTAATCCACAGGTTCTCGCATACAGCACAAGATTAATACCGGAAGATTTCACCGGGTCAAGTGCAGGTACAATTGATGTAGGAGACCAGATAAGAGCAATAAAATCTTTTCGAAATAAGTTAATTATATTTTGCAAGGATAGTATTTATCAACTATCAGGATTAGACAGTACAGTAGTCTTATCATCCGTTACAAAAAATATTGGATGTTTGGATGGTAATACAGTTCAGGAAATGGGTGGTGACTTAATTTTTCTTGCACCGGATGGTTTAAGAACAATTGCAGGTACAGCTCGTATTGATGACATTGAACTGAGTTCTATCAGTAGAAAAATTCTACCTATATTCAGGGATGATGTTTTACCAAATTTAGCAAACATTACTTTTTCAAGTATGGTTGTAAGAGAGAAAAGTCAGTATAGATTATTTTATTATAATTCCATAAAGGCAAATTCCTTACAGCAAGGCATTATAGGAACATTTAAAATTTCCTCAACGGGTGCGGCTGTGTATGAATGGAGTGAAACAAAAGGAATACCAGCAAGAAGAATACACGCAGGTACAGATGAAAATAATTCCGAAGTTCTTTACCATGCATCAGATGATGGTTATGTTTACAGTCATGACACAGGTGATAGTTTTGGTGGAGCAACAGTAGCGGCAATATATAAAACACCCGATATGGATTATGGAGATTCAGGTGTTAGAAAAACTTTATACTATATTAAAACAAGCATAAGAGCAGAAGGAACAAACGATAACTTAAAACTTTTATGCCGATATGATTTTGAAGATAACAGCGTTCCTCAACCATCCGAAGTATCCATTGGTGCTTTAGCAAACCCAGCAAAGTTTGGTACAGCAACATTTGGTACGGCAGTTTTTGGAGCAACATTATTTCCACAACAAAAATCCACATTAACAGGTAGTGGATTTACAAGTAATTTTAAAATGAGTAGTACCGGTACAGCATCACCTTATACTGTATCAGGTTTCTATGTTGATTTTATACCGGGAGGGCGAATATAGATTATGGCAGGTTATGTTAGACAGAGTTCATTTTCTGATGGCGATACAATTGCCGCATCATTATTAAATAATGAATATGACCAATTATTAGCGGCATTTAATGTATCAAGTGGTCATACCCATGATGGTTCGACTACTGGTGATGGCGGACCTGTATCCAAACTTTACAGTAATGCATTAACTTTTGGTACAAATGCGGAAGCAGATATTACAGTTAATTTTAATGCGGCAAGTAATGATGGTGTATTAACATGGATGGAAGATGAGGATTATTTTAAATTCTCTGATGATGTTTTAGTTAATAGTACAGAAAAATTATACTTTAGAGATACAGCTATCTATTTAAATTCATCTGCGGATGGACAATTGGATTTAGTAGCCGATACAGAAATACAAATAGCGGCAACGACAGTAGATATTAATGGTAATGTAGATATATCCGGAACACTTACAATTGGTAGTGCTGGTATATCAGAAGCTGAATTAGAAATCTTAGATGGTTTAACAGCAACAACTACTGAACTTAATATTATGGATGGTAGTGTAACTACCCAAGCAACTGTAACATTAGTGGCAACAGATGGTGTTGTTATTAGTGATGCGGATGTGATGAAACAAGCTCTTGTATCTGATTTTGATACTTACATTTCCGGAACAACAGCTACACTTACAAATAAAACTCTTACAAGTCCTGTTCTCAATACAGCCGTATCTGGTTCAGCAATATTAGATGAAGATAATTTTGCTTCTGATTCAGCTACGAAATTAGCAACTCAACAATCCATTAAAGCTTACATTGCTACACAAGTTAGCACAGGCGATATTACTTCTGTAGTGGCAGGGTCAGGTTTAACTGGCGGTGCTACGAGTGGAGACGCTACATTAAATGTTATTGGTGGTACAGGTATCACAGCAAATGCGGATGATATTGCCATTGACAGTACAGTTGCAACTTTAACCGGTTCTCAAACTTTAACAAATAAATCAATTGATTTAGGTGCTAATACTTTAACTGGTTCTTTAGCAGAATTTAATTCAGCACTTCAAAGTGAAAGTTTTGCTTCATTAACTGGTTCAGAAACATTAACAAATAAAACATTAACAAGTCCAGTTTTAAATACTGGAGTAAGCGGTACAGCAT